CAACAGCTGTGTCAGTTCCAATTCCACTCGCTGCGCTTCCAATAGCACCGCCAATCGCACCCGTTCCAGCACCTATAGCTGCGCCTTTTAATGGATTTCCTCCTTCAATGCCAGATTTAGCTGCGCCAACACCCGCACCAATCAATCCGCTTCCAAGCATAGCTTGACCGGTTTTACCAAGACCAAGTCCTAATGCGCTATTTACTCCGCCACCCACTTGACCGCCAAAACCACCACCTAATGCACCAGCCGCACCACCCATTAATGCGCCTTTCCAGCCACCGGTAATACCGCCAGAAGCCGCGCCAATTGCTGCGCCACCTAATGCAGCCGCGCCAGCACCAGTTAATAATCCACCAGAAAGAAATCCACCGATAGCTGTGCCAATACCTGGCGCAAAGATGGATAAAGCAATTGGCAATACTGACGCAAATATCTTTAAAATGCTTTTATATTCATGCAAACCGGTTGTTGGATTGATTGTTCCTGCACCACCCATACGCTTTAACATTTCAGCTTCACGGTGATTAATATGTACAAGCATATCGTCACCACCACGACCAGCGGCTTGCAATCGTCTTGCGGCAGTAACTAAACCACCTCTAGCATATCCTTTTATTTTTATTCGATCTTGCAAACCATATAGTGCAACTAACAACGATACAATAAATACAATGTCATATTGTGGTGGAATCATGTTTTCTTGAACAATACCATCCTTAATAGCGGATGCACGCACTTCGCCATATTTGTCTGGGTTTTGCAAAACGAATTCAAGCAATGCAATTGCATCATCAAGATCTTCTGGCACAATTGGCATGCGCTCAACTTGCTTTTCCATTTGGTCTATGCCTTGCTGGAAACGCGGATCTTGCTCTGCCATCTGCATAATTACATTTCTAATTTCGCTCATTTTGTTAACCCTCTATACCATTTATGGCTGTAGTAATCTTCTTTTAAAAATCCGTAAATATGTAAATCATCGTCATCTTCAAATGATTTACGCATGATGCCTTCGAGTTGAAAGCCAAAGTGTTCGTTTAATCTTTTGGCTTGCGTGTTCTTTCCGCGCAGAAGTCCTGTAACGCGAGCAACATGCAGTTTATTAAAAATAAATCCAAATATCTCGTTAAACATCACAATTGTTTCTCTTGGTCTAACTTTTTTATTATCAATTGCAATGGTCAAATCAATGTTGCGTGACGTAAAATTAGTCATAATAACCACGCAAACAAACTCGCCTTGATTATTTACTGCTGAGAATGCACGAAAAAACTCTGGTGGATTATCAAGACCAAGACGCTCACGCGCCCACTCTTCTGCTTCATCTTCAAGTTCAAAACCAATATATTTCATATCATTCTGCCGTCTGACAAAAACGCTCTGCCCACTCACGCCAGTCATCAAACTGATAGGGAATTGGAAAATTTTCTCTAAGCGTTAAATTGTTCACAAACTGCATACCCCAGTTTTGCCAGTTGTTTTCGTCTTCAAGACGACCAAATGCACCATAAGGATCAAAATCCAATGTGATTTGATCTGCCCAGTCACGAAGCGTAAGATGTGTTGGAAGTGTAACTTTAACGCTCATGAGATCACCGTATTGTCGCCCATTGAAACATGTCCAATGATTTGACCCATTTGGTAATCACCGTAAACTTCATTTGATTCAAACCGCACACGAAGCTCTCGACGTTGCTCTTTAAGCATAACAATCTGCTCCCAAGGTTCTTGCGCAGTTTCTGGAAATGTGAACGTAGTGCCGTACACTTCTGGCGCACGAGCATTAGATCTTCCTGTAACTTGAACGGTCATTGCGCCACTTTGTACAAAGTCGGGTTCAATGCGTGTAATACGCATAAATTCGTTATTACCTTGCGCTACAGCAGACAAGTCAGCCGTTTCAAAATAAGATCTGATTGGATTAATATTGTGACCATCAATTTCGTCAACACCTTGTTCTTGAACCCAAACGCGAAAGTCATTACCTTCACCAACCGCACCAGCTAAAATAGGCGCAGCAAATGAGTTGTTAAATGATCCAGCAGCGCGTCCGTTTGCAGGAAGCTCAGTGTCATACCATGTATTTTCGCGCACGTTGTAGATGACAGCGTGTGTGCATTCTGTTGCATCTTCTCGTGGGTAACACCACCAAATTTCACCGTAGCGAGGTACTTTATATGCAAATACTTTTGAGCGATTTCTAGGTTGCAATCCATCAAAGAAATAATTTAAATTTAATGTATTTGGTACTTCACGCACAACACCGTTGAACATCAAGAAGCGATCAACACCCGCCCAAAAGAACACGCCATCGTAATCAACAATGCAATTTTCTGAAATAATAGATGTGTCTGTGGCGACCACGTCAAATTGAAATACTGTTGCGCCACCGGTAAACGTAGCACGAATAACAGCGTCGTATGCCCAAAACAAACCAGCAGGAGCTGTGCCACTACCAGCTCTTAGTGGCAAGCCTTTGATAATCTTTTGACCCCATACACGCGCAAGACCTGCACCGGCTCCAAAATCCGTTAAATTAGTAGGACTACCGGCAACGCTCCAGCCGATAATGCCATCAGTGCCGTAATAGAACAAATAAGGATGAAGCGACACAATACCGCCTGTGGCGTTTGCATCGGGTGGCAATCCTACATACTGTAATTGACCAGTGCCAAGCACCTCACCAAAGAAAATGTAACCGCCAGCGTCATTAGAAATAGAATTTAAATTTTGTGAAACGTGCGCAAGTAAATAATTTTGATTGGTTGATGAATCATATTGATAGTCAAACATCCACATATTGAGCGGACTTGGCAATTGTGACGCAAGAAACCCACCATTCATATCACCAGAAACTGCAACAAGTGTTGTGGTGACAGTTTCAATTGGCAAATTATTAACTGTCGGGCCTGCCGCTGTCGCGGTGATGTTAATAATGCCGCCATCAGACGCGGTAGCAGTATATCCAGCAGCGTGAGCCGTTATATTAGCCGCTACCGCTGTTGCCGTTGCTGTCAGACTAGTTGCATACGACACAGGTGCAGACATGATGTTAACGCCATTTATAGTGATGCTATCAACTGAACCAGATGATCCACTTGTTAATGTGACTCTGCCGGTTGCATTTGAATTTCCTGGTGTTCTGTTTGTAACAATAGAGCTATTGCCGGTTGAATCGAGCGTAAATCTCTCTAAATAATTTGCGCTTCCGCTGTGGCAGTAGATGTAATTCATCTGCGTAAAGTTACTAAAACCACGACTGATTTCTGTCAGATATTTTTGCGTTGATTTGTATCCACCAATCTTGCGTGGAAGTCCACGTTGCCAGCGAACCCACTGACCGTCTGTGTAATTATTGCCATCAAACTTGGTGCCGTCACGTTTAATGCCAGGATCTGACTTTAATACAATCGTTTTTTCTGGCATTAGTATGTCCCACCATTAATAGATCCAAGTGGCGCGGTTCCTAAAACTGACCAAATTGCGGCTGCGCTTGCTGCTGTAAACACGCCAATACCAACAGAACTACCGCCAAGGTTAATTAACGCAGATCCTGCTGTTGTTGCGCCTGTACCGCCTTGTGACACTGCCAATGGGTATGAAGCACTGTAAGTGTCAGCTCGAAGCACGTCCGTGCCGTCACTGTACAAAATAGATCGTGCGTTTTGAGCAATGGTAACGCCAGCACCGGATGGTGTTTTGACCGTAAATGTGTACGATCCTGTCGTTTGATTGTCTACCCAATATTGCTGAACCGTTGCTGGCACAATAATGACGCGATTGCCGGTAAGCACACCCGTAAACCGATATGAAATTCGGTTTAATTCCGTTCCGGTAAGCGAATAATTTCCTGTTCCTGGAACAGCAATAACCGTGTAATCAAATGCAAATGATGCAGATTGTCCAAAACCAATGGTGTAACAGTTCACACCGTCACTAGCAATAATAGCTGATTCACCAGGTTGGAAACTTAAAAATGCGGATCCATCAATAAGCGTCACGCCAAGTGCATCAGCAACAATGGCACCAGAACCCGAATTTCTAAGGTAAATAAACCAGTTATTACCAACAGCCGCTGGATCTGGTAGTGATAATGTTCCTGCTGCGCCAGTCCAATTGAACATTTTTGCGCGATCATTTACAGATGCAGTGTAATTTGAGTTAAATTCTGTGACAGGAACAGACTGTGAAAGCAACGATCCAACAGCAACAATTCCTGTTCCGGCTAACGCAGATGCATTCGCAACGGATACGCTTGCACCATACTGCAATGACACCCAAGTGCCTGCGGTTGTCGTATTATTGGTTAAATAAACTTGCCAAAGCGTTCCACCAGTAACAACAACAATCTGTGTTCCATCAGCATTTTTTACGGTAATTGATTGCGCACCAACATTATTAAACAGGATGGTTTCACCTGTACCTGCTTTTGCAGCGTCCGGTAAAAATATACTTAACCCAGCAGTTGCTGATGAAATGTTGATAATTCGTGTGGCTAAATTATTACTAGCAGACGTTTCAGTTGGCCAACTTAATGTGACATCAGCCGTTAAAGTTAACGCGCTGTAACTGATTTCGCTTGGATAAATATTTGCGCCACCGAATACGTCGGTATATGTTGTCATTATGCTTCACTCCGGTTCGCTGTGCGATCCATGATACGTTTAAGATCTTCACCATTTAATGCTTGCGCTGCACGATCATAAATACCTTGCCAAACCTGCACACGCTCATCATTTTTAAGGAACGGTGTTGCTTCAAGTAAAGTAGCGTATAAAAGAACGTCTGGAGCATACTCTGTGAGCCAGTTTGTTTGAAAGTCATCGCCAAGGAAACGCACTTGCTCATAAAAAAGAATTTCTAATGTTTGTGTGGTTTCGGGTGTTGGTGCAATTATCCAGTGTTGATAATCGTAGTCGGCATAATACGCTGGCGTTCCAGTTTGAGCAGGATCCGGCCAGTAATTTCTGATGTATTCATAAGAACGCGCACAAATAGGTGTGCCGTCAACAGTCATGCTAACAGTGTCACGCCATCGATCTGGTTTCATGTAAACATTAACACCAGCCGCAAGTGGTGTTGTGACTGCGCGAATAAAACCTTCAATTTTAAGTTCACGCGCAATACGACGCTCACCCATCGTGATGAGTCGAGGAAGTTGATCGTAGACGATTTGGTCACTTTCTTGCGTAAAGCCACGCTCTAAGTAACGTCTAACGTCTACGAGCAAAGAGTCGTAGGTCATGCTGTAGCTCATAAATACTCCGTGTGTTTTGTCGTATTAGCCGCTGATTCAGCATGCACCTGTGTTATTGAATTATACTTTTAACCGTTCCAACGTGCAATTTTACCATCACGAACATCAATATGCGTAAAAGAATTGTAGCGTCCAAGACCTTTGCACTCTAAGTTAAAATTCTTCATTAGGTATTCTTGCACTTCGCGTGGTTCAATACCTTTTACCTTGATGTCTGCTGCGTTACCGAGAACGTGCTGGCTTTCTTTTGCACCACCCACTTTAGTGTTGTGTGCTTTGCATCGTCTACCGCTCATGATGGTAACCGGTTTACCGAATGATTTTCGAATACGGTCTAGCAAGTCAACGAGCTTTGGGTTTACGTCTTTCTCTCCGCACCCGCAGTGACACTCAAATTCTTCTGGCTTAAAGTATTCGCTCATACTAGCTACCTTCTGACACAAATAACCCAATCATGCCAAACACCACACCAGCCGCAGTTAACCCATCGTGAATAGGGCCAGCATCAATATTCATACCCGCCATCGTTGCTAAGGCTGCCACACTCGCGTGTGTAGACGGCTCTTTTAGACGAGCCGTTAAGTAGTTCCAGGCTTTGAGTAATTTACCCATCTCACAGCTCCGCTAGTTGTTGGCGTAGTTGACCAATTTGAAGTTCAACATCTGCAAGCCATGTGGTATCAATGGCTAAAATAGCTTCACGCTGTCTACGCGGTGTGACTGAATCTTCTAGTTTTGCAATCTCTGCTTTGATTTTAGCTTTTTCATCTTCAATCTTTTGCGCTTGTGCATCGGTAAGTGCATCGCCTGTTAGCTGAATAATACTCCATGTTTGCTCCCAGTGGTTTGGTAGAGCTTCTACAGGAACACCCTGCGCGATAGTTTGTGTGTATTTATCGTAGTCTGGTTGAGGTGCATCAAATACTACCGCATAGCCGTCAATAACAAACGGTGTTGGGAAAGAAGTATTAGGATGTGCTGCACGAATTTCATGTTCCGTGCTAACTTGGTGTGTTTGTAAATTGATGTAATTAGTCATTTTGTTTCCTACGCTATTGCTAAGAATATGTACGTTGCTGTTGCTATATTGGTCGTTGTTATTGCTGTTACGCCCAATGTAAAACCACCTGTTGACGCATACACACCGTTATTGCCTGTGACCTCTGCGGCTGTGCTGTTAAGTAGTAAGTATGGACTTGAGCCGCTTGTTAACCCACGAGCCGAATCGTATGTGTACCAATCGCCAGTAGAGTCTGTACGCTTAATTAAAACAAATCTTGCACCAGCAGAGAATCCACAAGCAATTGCTTGTCCAGTTCCATTACCTGTGTAAGAGCCTACTTTGCTGATTCCTGCTAGTGTGGCAAATAGATAAGCGACAAATGTTTGTGCTGATGCGTTGACGTTTGTAGCGGTTCCGATTGAAAACACGCTTGCTGTTGGTGTTGTATTATTCCAAGCTGTTGAACTTGTGGCTGGAATAGCTGTTGAGTTTAATACCGAGTATTTTGTATTCCCATCAATAGCGTCATACACCCACCAATCATTAGAGGCAGAGCGTTCTTTAACAATTATCAACTCTGGTACAACAGTCAAATTATGGTTGAATGTAGTTGCACTCCCCGTCCCCGTATAGCAAACTTCATCAAAGAATCCGGGGGCGCGTTTGAATAAGCTATCTACATAAGTTGCAGCGGATGTGTTAATTTGACCAGATGCACCAGAGCCAAATTTAAACCCAGTCATCGTATCAAAGCCAGTCACATCATTCACATAAGCTGCTTCTGCTATTGTTGCCGAACTGATTATTTCCTTAGTTGCTCCGCGAAGTCTATCTGTCCACGCCCAAGAACGTGTGCCATTTCTTTGCTTAGTAAATACTAAATCTGTTACTTGGCCAAAAGCTGCAGATGTTCCAACTGCGCCTGTTCCTGTTCTTGCTACAGAAGCATAAACCTGCGTCCCCGTTGTAGGCGGCTTGTTTGGACGACGGATTGCCATGTAGATGTAAGTGCCGCTACCAATTAAAGTACTAAACCCTGTGGCATTTGGGTATATTTGTGAGGTTGCGCCTTCTGCAGAAGCTAGATTTGGATATAAAACTTGTGCGTCACCGGATACAGGCCAACCGCGCATAGTGTCATGAATATACCAATCTTCCGCACTCCCAACATTTTTTAATAGAATCCATTGAGGTTCAAAACCGATATTGACAGTAGTATTACCAGTAAACGACCCACACTGAATAATCCCAGTTGATGACGTGTCGTGGGCGTATAGGTAGGCGACGTATGTTTGACCAGATTGATTAACACCGACATCATCACTTACTGAAAAATTAGTAGTTGTTGGCGCAAAAGGAGCGGTTTTTATCGCATCGGAAAAACTAAACCCAGATGTAGAATTTAATAGAGCATTATTTGTTTGAGTTCTATGATAAACGTACCATGAGTATGATGTACCAGCGGAGCTTAGACATTTTACAAAAATCATTCCTGGCTCTACGCC